CGGCGGAGACTTTGGTTATAAACAAGGTTATAGCGAATCAACAGGAAATTATGGACCAGCAGAAACTAGCTCACAAGTATCATCGGACCCCCTTAGTAATAGAAATATTGCAACGGCATCTGACATAAATGAACTATATGTTGATTTGTTAAGAGCTCGAATCCATCAAATTGGTTTAGATAATAATGAAATAACTGACGTTATTAAAAATACTCGCGTAATAAAAGATAGTAATGTTATTGCAGATGGAGAAAGTTTCTTTGTAGATAATGATGGTATTGAAACAGTTGACCCAGAAGGGTTTGCTAAAGGATTTGCTGATTTTGAATTATTAATGGATAATATAGAACTAGATAAATTTATTTGCCATTCAACTCAAGGTGTATCAGAAACAGGAACATTAGCCAATACCGGATTACCAGCTATTTCAGAAAGAACAGACGGATGGAATAGTACAATTAATTTTGTTGTAAAAGCAGTATTCGACTCATATGATCATCGCCGTGCATTTTTTAACAGCGGCGGCGAAATACGAATGGAAGCAAGTTTATCTTTACCAGAAGGTTCTAAGGCAGGAGATTGGTCGCAACTGCTAAGTTTAGCTGGAATTGTAAAATTTGGATACGATGAAACTATCGGAACATCACAAGGTATTGTATATCCTATAGGAAATAATGATTTAGACTTTAACGATTATAAACTTTTATTTTCTAAATCTAGTTCAGGTATTAGTTTAGGCGGAATTTATGCAGCAAACACGTTTAGGATTAGTGCAAAATTACTTGCTGATAGGATTATTGAATTTAAATATGAATTTGATGATGCAGCAGTATCTGGAGAAATAGATGATCTAGTATTAGGAGATATGTCCGCTATAATAGGACATTTTAGAGCAAAAGGTGTTTTCTCTGAGCCAGCAGATGATATTTTTAATGTAGAAGTACCGCCGCCTTTATATGAAATAGTCACTGAACTATATCAGGGAGTTTAGATGCCCACAACAATAAAAATTACTGCTGCTAATTATAACAGTTTACAAGATCAAATATCTGCTATATTAACAACTAGTTTGCCTGGATCACCTCAAACTGGGTGGGGACAATCTAGTAATAGTGATACGCACGAACCAACTGCTCCGCAAACTACATTGATTACAGCACAACAATACGAAGATCTCTATATAGATGTAGTCAGATCAAGAGTGCATCAAATTGGTGCAGATAATTTTACAATAGAGGACTTTGTTACAGGTGACTATGCAACAAACACCACTAATACAGATTTAGTAGAGCATGTTTATTATACTAATTTGCAATCTCTTATTACTACTATAGAAACAGATAAATTTGTTGTTCATACTTCTCAAGTAGACGAGGTTGCTTATGCTGCTAACCAACGTAATACAGGATGGAATCAGCAATTAATTCACGAATTTAGTCTTACATGGTCAAGTGCTGAACATAGAAGACATTATTTTAATGCTGGAGGAATAATTCGTATTAGTTCTAATTTGACAGGCGACACCTCAGCCAAAGGTTCTGATTGGGCAAATGCGCTTGATTATGGAACTTTAAATTTTAGCTACAATGATTCTTACACTTCCGATGGCGCTAATGTTGTTTTTTTAAACCAGTTTGGAAATTATAATATCTCTACAAATAATACCTATACCCAATTATTTGCTAGAAGCCCAGTGGCTTATACACCGAATATTTACACAGTTGAGGTAAAAGAAGTAAGTGATTCTCGCTTAGATTTTAGAATTACATACGACGATGTAAATAACTCTGCACTAACACCAGCTGATGCAAATGATGGATTTCCGGACGTAGATGAGTTAGTGTTAGGAACTTTAACAAGCCAAGTCGAAGCTGTAAAACCATGGGGTGAAGTTACAATAGGCACTACTACCTATGACACTGTAAAAGTAAACGAACCGACTTATGCTGTAATAACAAATTTATCATCAGGCTCTTGACACGCTCTTAATTTTATGTTATAATAATGAAAATAGGAGTATTTTATGGACGAAAGATTATCGCAAGCACTTGAGTTTTCAAACTATATCACAACAATAAATAATCAAAAGAGAATGATCAAGGAAAATTATTTTCAGTCGTTGCTATATTTTGTGCAAGGTGGGCAATTTACGATCACTAAAGAACTTATTACGTTTGTAACGTTACTTGTTGAAAAAGGTAATATTGAAAATATTATCCTAGTTGATGATAATGATACACCGATTCAAATTGACAATCTTGAAATGTTTTTAGACGAGATACTTTCAAAATATTTTGAAACATCAAACAAGTATCATCAAAAGTATACTGAACTGGCAAAAAATAGAGATATTGGATCATTAGTAAACAATGACTAAAGGAGTAGTATTAATTGCAAATAATAATGGTGCTGTTGATTATGTCAAACAAGCAATATTTTGTGCAAAGCGTATACATCAATATTTAAAGCTACCAGTAACATTAATAACAGATAGTCCTGATTATGCAGTAGAAACATCAAATGATATATTTGATAAAGTAGTATCTACTGACTATAAAACATTTAATAACAATAAAATTTATTATGATGGAGCTATGTCTCACAAAATATTAATGTTTAAAAATTATAATAGATCGATTGCTTATTATAAATCACCATATGATCAGACTATTTTGATGGATACTGATTATCTAGTTTCTAGTAATATCCTTAATAGCTGTTTTGATATCACTGCTGATTTAATGATGTTTAAAGACAGTTATGAAATTTCAAATGTAAGAGATGTTAGCGAGTTTAAATATATAAGCGATAAGAGTATAGATTTTTATTGGGCTACTGTAGTGTACTTTGAAAAGTCTAAAAAGAACGATATATATTTTAATCTTATAGATCATATAGAAGAAAACTGGAAATATTACCAAAATACATACGATATTAATTCAAATTTATTTAGAAATGACTTTGCATTTAGTATTGCAATACATATTATGAACGGGTTTACAGGAAATAATGTTGTTTCTACTCAATTACCTGGAAAGCATTATTTTGCAATCGACAAAGATATATTATGGAATATCAAAAATGAAAATATTACGTTCTTAGTTCATAAAAAAAAGTACGAAGGACAATATACTTTATTAAGTACAAGCGGATTAGATGTACACGTAATGAATAAGTTTAGTTTAGAGAGGGTAATAAATGAGTAAAGGATATGTTATTGTAGCACAAAATAATATTGATTATAACTACAGAATTGCTCCTAATCATAGTCTTCAGCCTCAATACGAAGGCATTCACGTTGACGTGTGGTATAAAGAACTAGTTTATATTAAAGGACAGCATATATATAATAATAAATGTGTCTATAAATTAAAGACAACTAGTGCACCAAACGCAAATTTTGAAGAATTAAATTTAGAGCTAATTATAAAAAATGTTAGATTAATTGATGATGAAAACAATAATTTAAATTTTCATCGCGCTCATCTAAACGATTTAGTTTTATCGAATAACAAACTTTACACAATTAAGGAAGAAGACGATAAAAAGCCTTATAAACTAAAATCAATTTATAAAGGCATATTTATTGATGTATATTATAAAGAATTATCATATGTAACAGGCCAGCATGTTTTTAAAGACAATATAGTATACAGAATGAAATATGACAGTAAGATTGTAGATGAAACAACTGCTGATATAATTGTGACAGACATAAAATTATACGAAGATGCAAATAAATCATTATGGTTCGAAGATGCCATGGCGGGCGATAAAGTTTTATACTACAATCATTTACACCAATTAGAACCTATAGTATTGAATGATTATGTAAAACAAGCATGTTATCTAGCAGCAAGTCTACATAAATTTAATGCTAATGCAAAAATATCTATTATGACTAATGATGAGATCCCAAAAGAATACACAAACTTGTTTGATCATATTATCCCAATTCCATACGGCGATGATGCTGCAAATTCTAAATGGAAAATAGAAAATCGTTGGAAAGTATATCACAGTACTCCTTATAATGAGACAATTGTGTTTGATGCCGATATGTTTGTATTACAAGACATAACATCATGGTGGGACTATTTTGATAATTATGAATTGTATTTTACTACCCAAGTAAAAACATATAGAGACAAATTAGTTAATAGCAATGCATACCGTAAAACATTTGCTGCTAATAATTTGCCTAACATATATACAGGTATGTATTATTTTAAGAAATGTAAACTAGCAGATGACTTTTTTGATATGCTAGAGATAATATGTAAGGATTGGAAGATATTTTATGAGAAATTTCTACCAAACGAAACACCGTTTAATCTAAGCATTGATGTAGCATCGGCACTAGCAATCATGATATTAGGAATAGAAGATAAAGTTACAAATAAAAGAAATACAGAAATTACATTTACTCATATGAAGCCACGTGTTCAAGAATGGAAAAGATACGGAGATTCGTGGCAACAATCGATTGGAGTATATTTCAACAATAACTTAGATCTTAAATTAGGAAATTATAAACAGAATGGTATTTTGCATTATACCGAAACAAGTTTTCTAGAAAACATAGAATTAGAAAGATTTTTAAATGTCTGATTTTGTAAACGTTTTGAAAAGAGTAAATAAGCAAATTTCTATTAATGCGTACAGCTATGTATATTACAATGAGTTATCGGGTGAAATTCTTAAAATTTCAAATACTGATATATCTAGCGATCATCCTATGATAAGAGTAAATCACAATCAAGTAAAAGATATAATAAGAGGTCGCTACAAATATAATGAATACTTAGTAACATATGATAATGTACAGAAAACTAATATTCTAAAAAGACGTGATTTTAAAAATAATACTTATGAAGTAAAAGATCGATTATATAAAATTAAAGAAATATACGATGATTATTATCACCGAGAAATATATAAAGTCGTATATGTTGATGTTTGGTATAAAGAACTAGAGCATCTATCAGGTCAACATGTATGGTTTAGAGATAGTGTTTTTAGAGCAACGAAAGATTTACCTGCAAATATAGATTTTTCTCTTAGTGATTATGAAAAGATTCTTGACAATGTAATCTTGTATGCAGATGCTAATATAAATTTAGATTTTGGAGTAATTGATAAAGTTGGACAAACCTATCTAAGTTATAATCAACTTTATCAATATCAAAAAGGAACAGGAACTGATGATTTTGTTATTGAAAGAAGGATAGAAGATAAAAGTTGGCACTTTAAAACATCTTTAACTATAAAGGATAATGTAAGTTTTAGAGTTTCTGAAAAAATGAAGGAGACAATCTTATCTGTATTTGCTACTGAAATGAATGATCCTAACATTTTATATAGAAATTTTGCTTTACCTGTTGATGAGTTATTAGATAAAGGGCAAATACTTGTACCTTTCAAATACGATTGGGAAAGCTCTAATAAACAAGTAAGTATGTACACAAGTAAGTTTTTTGACACATACTCTTATAGGATTATATAATGGGGAAAACATTTAGAGTAACAGATTATGATATTATATATTTGTCATATGATGAACCAAATGCAGAAAAAAACTATGCAGATTTGTGTAGTAAAGTTCCTTGGGCTAAACGTGTACACGGAGTCGAAGGATCAGACGCTGCTCACAAGGCATGTGCAGAACTAAGCGAAACTGATCGGTTTATTACAATCGACGGTGATAATATTATAGATGAACGATTTCTTAATCAAGAAATAGATTTTGAAGAACATGCTAACTTGTCTACTAGTGTAATCAGTTGGACTGCTAAAAATACAATTAATGGATTAACATACGGCAACGGTGGAATCAAATGCTGGCCAAAAAATTATGTTCTTAATATGCGTACACATGAAAATGCAGATCCAAATAATGCTCATGCACAGGTTGATTTTTGTTGGGATATAAAATATATACAAATGAACGGAACTTACAGCGAAATAATGAATAACGCTACTCCACACCAAGCATGGCGTGCTGGATTTCGTGAAGGTGTAAAGATGACATTAGACCAAGGTATTGGAGTAACTAAAGAACAGTTACTTAAGAGTCACTGGAAAAATTTACATAGATTATATATTTGGACTATGATAGGTGCAGATGTAGAAAACGGAAAATGGGCTATTTACGGTGCTAGAGAAGGACTGTACAAAACTATGTGTACAGACTGGAATTTTATTAATGTACGTGACTTTGAATATCTTAATAATTATTGGAATGAAATTGAACCTAAGGTAGCAATGACCGGACTAGAAGACTCTATAGAAGAATATGGAAATAAGTTAAAACATAAGCTAGATATACCGATAGCAGTTAAACCGCTGGATGCTGAACAAAGCAATTTTTTTAAAACTGTTTACCAAAATCCATCTAGAAATAATAATAATTTTATTAGTCCGGAAAGTTAATGACAGATATACATACTTTTAAGAAAGAAAAATTAGATAAAGTGAGTTGTTCATTTTGTATAGCAAAATGGAAACAAGTTACACTACACTTGCACAACGGACATACCCACAGTTGTCATCATCCAACTTCTCATAAGATACCATTAGAAGAACTAGAAAATAATCCTAGTGCGCTTCATAATACAAATTTTAAAAAACAACAACGTAAAATGATGTTAAATGGTGAAAGACCGAGTGAGTGTGATTATTGCTGGAGAGTAGAAGATTCTGAGGGCGCCGGATTAAGTGATAGAACTTATAAGTCGTATGAACCGTGGTCTCAGTCATATTTAGAAGATATTGTATCTAAACCGTGGGACGATAATGTTAACCCAAGCTATCTTGAAGTCAGTTTCAGTAGTGTTTGTAATTTTAAATGCTCATACTGTTCTCCTCAAGTAAGTAGTAAATGGATGGAAGAAATTCAACAACATGGTCCGTACCCGACATTGAATAGTTTTAACAATATAGATTACTTACGAGATCAAAATGCTTTACCTATTCCTAATCGAGAGCACAACCCCTATGTAGAAGCATTTTGGAAATGGTGGCCTGATGTTTCTAAAGATTTACAGCATTTTAGGATTACGGGCGGAGAACCATTACTTTCAAAAGATGTATTCCGTGTATTAGACGATTTAATAGAGAATCCTAGACCTCATCTTGATGTTTCTATTAATAGTAATATGTGTATTCCGGATGGAATATTTGAAAAATTTATTGAAAAAATTAAAATTATTTGTAACGAGGGAAAAGTAAAAAAGTTTAAAATATTTACTAGTGCAGAAGCACACGGAAAACAAGCTGAATACATTAGACATGGGCTTAATTATAACCAATGGTTAGATAATATTCATCGTATATTAAGAGAAGTGCCCAATTGTTCTTTCACATGTATGAGTACATATAATTTTTTAAGTCTGTTTAGCTTTAAAGACTTTAGCAAAGATATCTTAGAAATTAAAAAAGAATACGGCGGGCACGGAGTAAAAGTACACCCGATAATACTCGATGTGCCTTATTTGAGATATCCACCTCATCAAGCTATTTTTATAATGCCAGAAAAATTTCAATCATACATTTATGATCAAGTAACATTCTTACATGAAAATGTTCAAAATTCTTCGTGGTATGGTACATCTAACAATAGATTTTACCAATGGGAAGCAGATAAATTTAAAAGGTTATATGAAATTTCTACAATTACAAGCGAAGATGGATATGAAAATCATCATCATGTAATTAAAAATAGAATAGATTTTATAAGATTTGTAAATGAACATGATAAAAGACGTGGAACAAACTTTCTAAAAACTTTTCCAGAAGTAGAGGAAGAATACCATAAATGGTCGAAGCTAACATTATGACAAAGGATGCAGAAACTAAAAAAATTGCAGTATGCTTTAGCGGTCAGCTAAGAACTTGGAAACATTGCATATCTACATGGCAAGATTTTTTTAAAGAATGCAGAGAAAAATATAATATACAAGTTGATGTATTTTGTCATTTTTGGGATCATAATACTTTACAACATGGAGTATCTATGGCAGATAACAGTGGAGTGTTGATTGATCCTATAGATCGAGCTATACAAATACCTAAAACAGAAATCGACGAGTATTTAAATTTGCTTAAACCTATATCATATAAAATAAGTGATATAGCAGTTTCTAAATTTACAAAGCAACACACTATAGAGCAAACTAATGCAGTTGCCCATCGTCATGGTAAATCCGATAATGCATGGATGTCCTCGCAATTTTATTCTATAATGTATTCTGCTCATTTAAAGCGTATGCACGAAGTTAAACAACAATTTAAATATGATGTGTGTATACGTATGCGTAATGATTTATATTTTGAATCATTGAAAAATATGATTTCTATTCCTGATATGTTAGATATAGATAGGAATACAATTTATTCTTGCCACACTAGTGTAGATGACTCGCAATGGTTTGGTCGTCGCTTGGGAGATATATACTGGTATTCTGATAGCCCTACTTTTGACAAAATGTGTAATTTTTACCAATGGTTGCCAACGTTAGGATCAAAGTCTTTTGATGGACAACCTGGTCCAGAGCATCTTACATATTTTTATGCTAAAATGTTTAACATATCAATAGTACAAGAAACAAATAGTCTTCCTAAGGTTGCAAGAGATTCTTTCTATACAAAGCGTAAGCAAGAAACAGGACTTGGTCCTTTAGGAGATCATGAAATACTATGTTAAGATCAAAAAAAAGAGTTGCAGTTTGTTTTAGCGGGCAGATAAGAGACTGGCAAATTGCTTCAAAAAATATTCTACACTATTTTTCATCACCTCATAATGATGTAGAGACAATTGATTATTTTATACATACATGGGATACTAATACATGGAGATTTCCTAAAAAACATCACCATGAGTTTGTAAATGAAAAACATAACGATCTAGAGAAAATAGTAAATGTTTATAAACCTGTCGCTTACCACATGTCTGCGTTTAAACCTGAAGAATGGAGTTTAGCATGGGATCCTTTATTTTATAGTTTTGAATATAGTATTATGTTAAAAAGACAATACGAACTAGATAACAATTTTACATATGATATTGTTATTAAAGCTAGACCAGATACAGTTTACAATCCTAACAAGAAATTTTCCTTTTCTAATTATATCGAGCCTGGATCGTGTTATACATCTACCTTTATAAGTAGGTTTCCGAGAGAATTTAATAAATTTTGCTTTGATGATGTTATGTTTTTTGGAGATAGCAAAACAATGGATGTAATGTCAGGATTATACAAGTACTATAGTTGCAAGCACCAAAAATCAAGAATTCAAAATATGTCAAATCCTATTGACATAGATACAGAATTGTACTTAGGCCCTGGTACTTTATTATATAGATATGCAACAGAACATAATATACATCCTGATGCTTTTAACACTGACTATGCAGTAATCCGCAGCACTATGCGTAATAAAAATTTAGATTCTATTGAAGACTATATAGAAATAAAAAAACTCTGGGTAGATTGGTATATATAATGAAAATTATTTTTGACGGTGACAGCTGGACATTTGGGTGTGAAATCGTACATCCTGACATACAAGCAAAATATCCTGCGGACGTTCACCCAGGAGAATATGATTTTTTAGAAATAAATGACGAATATCGTACTAGGCGAATTTTCCCTTACTTTATGTCTAAATCTTTAGGATGTGATTATGTAAATTTATCCTGGCCTGCTGATGATAATAAAACTATTATTGAAAGAACTATGTCTTATTTAAGTTCTGAATATATCACAAAAGGTAAACCTACTGATGAGTTATTTGTAATAATAGGGTGGACTAGTCCAGAAAGAAATAGTTTTTGGTGGAAAAACAAAAATTTATCGCAAAAATTTAGATTATGGCCACAGGTCGACAATTTTGATGATCCGAAGATGAGAGATGTTTGGAACATGTATATCCGATTTATGTGGAACCCAGAAGAGTATATTCCAAGACATGTATCTACTGTGGTGCAATTTCAAAATTTTTGTAATGTCCATAATATAAAATGGTTATGTTATAATTCATTTTATCAAACTCCAAATGCTAATCCTAATGATTGGCAAGATATTGATATGATAAATGAATTAAAACAAATACAATTAGGCGGATACGTACAGTTTAAAAATGGCATAAGACAATCAAACCAATTAAAATTTAACTCAGTTTGGGATACTATTGATCCTATAAGATTCTATAAGAAAGATCAACCTAATAACACTTTTAAAAGTTTTATTGAAGCAAATACAGAAGATCCTTTAGTAGGCTGGCATCCTAGCCCTAGCGGACACAAAGCATGGGCTGACGAATTGATAAAATATATAAAGGAAAACAATCTGTTGTGAAAAAGATAATTATTTGTGGTGACAGTTTTGCAAAAGGTATCGGTTGCAGAGATATTGAAACAGAACCATATGGCAGTATAGTAGCAAATACTCTAGGATTAGAACTTATAAACATTGCAAAAGGTTCTAGTACAAACTATAGTATTTTCCTACAAGTTTTGTATGCAATAGAAAATATAAAAGATATTGACATGGTATTAGTAACTAATACTAGTTATGACAGAGTTGAATGGTTTACACATAACGAAGTAGAAACGTCATCTTATAGCGAATATCTTACTAACTTCGATATAAATTATCATCAATATCCGCCATATAAACAATATAGTTATTCTGAGAAACCAGAAGGCGAGAAGCACATAATGGATGAAAGTAAATATAATGGAAATGTGTTTACAGAAAATCTACTAGGCGTAATTGATTATTTTGATAATGTGGTAGATCGAGGTTTAGAGACTCCAGACGGATATTATGAAAGATTTTATAATGAACCGAAGCGTCGAATGAGAATTTTATATGATTATGCAAAACAAATACATGATCCTCGCATAAACAAATTACATAGTTTAGGAGCATTAACAATGTGTCATGTGGCATTAAAAAATGCAAATATAAGGCATCTGATAGGAACAGAAAATATTGATAACCTTAAACATTTTGTCTTAGTTGATGATATTAATCATATGAATTTAGATTGGGGAAAATTAGCAATAGAATATCCTGACGATTTGCCTAGTTTACATACAAGCGCAATTGGACACAAAGTAGCAGCTGAAATTGCAATTGAAAAGATTAAAAAGAATGGATGGTTATAATGGACATAAAAAAAGTTACTAAACACTGGGGATACGAATTGTGGATAGCAGATGGATCAAACACTCCTTATGCATGTAAACGTATACTTTTTAAAGCTGGTAATAGAACAAGTTTGCAAGTTCATGAATATAAAATTGAAACGAATTATGTATTAAGTGGCACAGGCGTGTTATTGCGCAGTAAAGAACCATTAGATATTGCAGAGTTTCTTAAAAATGGAATGACTGTGCAGCAAACAGAAGAATATGAAGCAACATTTGACATTATTGAACTTAAAGAAGGTGTAGTGTTTGATGTAACACCAGGATATGTGCATCGTGTTGTTGCTACTACTGATTTAACATTTATGGAAACAAGCACTACTGAACTAGACGATTGTATTAGATTACAAGATGATCAAGGGAGAACTCATGGCAGAATTAGCTATGAACATGACAAGTGATATAAGTGTAATAATTCCAACAGCTGGTCTTGGTAGCAGGATGGATAACTATACTAAGAATCTTAATAAGGCATTATTACCGTATAAAGACAAACCTACAATTGCGCATATTATCGATCAGTTTCCGAAAGACACAAATTTTATTATTCCTACAGGATTTCTAGCACAGCAAGTTAAAGACTTTTGTGCAGTTGCTTATGCTGACAGGAATATTACATTTGTAGATGTCGATTGGACTAGCGATAAAGCCGGAACAGGATACACATTACTTCAATGTAAAGATTTCATAAACGGACGATTTTGGTATGTGCCGTGTGATACTTATTTTAATGAAACTATAACTAGTAAAGTAACAAATTTTAATTGCTATTTTGCTAAACATGTAGCAGAAAAAGATACATCTTTGTATACTATGTTTAATGTTAACAGCGGAACTATTAACGACATAACTTTTAAATTGACACAACCCGAGTCATGGTTAGCGTTTACAGGATTAATGTACATACACGATTGGGAATATTTCTTTAACGATCTAGAACAGCTAGAAAGTAATGAATTTATTGGTGTAATTAAACCAGGTGATAGGTGTGTAGAACTAAATTCATGGTTAGATTTCGGCAATCCAAAAGCCTATAGAACTGCGGTAGCTAAAGATCAAAAATTTGACTTTAGTAAGAAAGACGAAGTAACATACATATGCAATAACCGCGTAGTCAAATGGTGGCTAGATGTAACTGTAGCAGAAAAAAAGTTTCGTAAAACACTGTCTAATCCGTTGGTATTTCCTGCTAACTGTATGTACAGCGGAAATTATATGGCCTACGATTTTTTTCCTGGGCAGACATTATACGAGTTTAATAACCCTGTAGTTTTTAAAGAATTACTAAAATGGTTAGAAGCCTCAGTATGGCATAGCACAGATCAAGACGTAACTAATGCTGCTGTAGATTTTTATAAAAACAAGTCGCTAAATCGTATTAATAAGTTCTTAGAAAAGTATCCTCAACTTCCTGTAGTTACGCATATAAATGGAGTTGAAGTTAAGGACTATCAATACTATATAGATAACTTAGACTGGGACTACCTGTCTAAAAACGTATTACCAGGATTTCTACATGGCGATCTACAGTTTGACAATCTCATAATAAGTCCAACGGGCGAATTTAAATTAATCGACTGGAGACATGAATTTTCAAATTTAGTCAGTGTTGGCGACATATACTATGATCTAGCAAAGATGTCCGGAGGGTTTATTATAAATTATGCAAATATTAAAGAACATAATTTTGATATAGAAATACAAGGATCTAAAGTAACGCTTAGTACTCCGAGCATAGATAGTATAGATGTGTACCAAAATACACTAAAACAATTTATAATTAATAAAGGATGGGATTATAAAAAAGTGCAACAACTTATTCCGATTATATTTTGGAACATGAGCCCGTTGCATACTGCACCGTTTGATATATTCTTATGGTATATAGGAATTAAACTTTTTGAGGATTTAGAAAATGAAAATTGAATTATTGATAAAAAACTACTTTTCCGCTTGGTCTAAAAAAGATATTAATAAATTAGAATCAATGTTTTCAGATAACGTAGTTCTAATTGACTGGGACATATCTGTTAATGGAAAAAACAACGTACTCAAAACTAATAAAGATCTTTTTAGCAGCGTAAAAAAAATAGATTTACAAATTGTAAATCTGTGTTATAATGAAAGTGTAGCAATAGCTGAACTTAATATAACAATTGATGGACAAATATTAAATGTAGTAGATATTATAGAGTTAGAAGCTGGCTTAATAAAGGAAATTAGAGCATTCAAAAGATAAAAAAATATCTAAGTGTTAGTAAGTATCCTGGTAAGACAGGCGAATATTACTACGGAAAATTTTTCGATCATTACAATATTCCTGCAACTTACAAAGCAGTTGGAACTGATAATCTTTTTAACACAATAGACTGGGCGTTAGATAAAAATATTTCTGGCATCAGTATTAGTATGCCTTATAAGACAGAAATTCTAACAATTTTAGATACTAAGTCTTACGAGTGTGAATATTATAACACTTGTAACACTGTATTAATAGAAAATGGAAAATTGTCTGGACATAATTGTGATTATTATGGCATGGTTCATGTTTTAAAAAATTTAGAACTTACTGATAGTGATAGTGTTACTATACTTGGAAATGGGTCTATGTCAAAAATGTTTTGTCAACACTTAAAAAAATATAATCTTAACATTTGTGCAAGAAATAACAACACATGGCACCACCGGCATAGATCGACTGATGTTTTGATAAATTGTACAGGTCTTGGTACTAGCATACCTGATAGTCCTGTAGAAAAACTACCTAACAACATAAGTCTTGTAATAGATTTAGCTATAAACAAAAATCAACTACAACACCAGTGTAACTTATCAAACGTTAAATACGTTAGCGGCAAAGAATTTTACAAATATCAATTTTTAAAGCAATTTGAATTATATACTGGAATACAACCCAAAGGATCTATTTATGACAGATATGAAAAAATTTAAACTTGGCGTTGGACCAATGAGTTTAGAAATTATAGAAATTGTATCTCGATGGTCAAAATACGAGTCATCTCCTCTAATGATAATTGCAAGTAGAAATCAAGTCGACAATGATACAGGATACGTATGTAACACAAGAGAGTTAACAGAACGTGTTCATGAAAATAAAAGTGTTAATCTACTTATTTGTAGAGATCATTGCGGTCCTTATTTTACTGATTTAGACAACGGTTTATCTGTAGACGAAGCTATATTAAGATGTAAACGAACAATTGATGCAGATATTCTATATGGATTTGATTTGTTACACATTGATGTATCACGTATAAAAGAAAATCAACTAGATTACGGAAAACAGCTAATAGAATATGCACTTGACAAAAATCCTAATATAAAAATTGAATTTGGTAGCGAAGACAATACTGGTATTGATATTGATAGTAGTATCGGTAGATTAGAGCCTCAATTAGAATTTCTACAGTCCTATAAAAATAATGTCATCTATTTTGTAACACAAACCGGAAGTTTAACTAAAGGTAGACAAGCTGGTACATTTGATGTAGAGCAAAATAAAAAAATTATAAAATTAGTACATGATGCAGGATTTTTGTTCAAAGAACATAATGCTGATTACTTTAATGATCTTGATATAAGTAAAAGGATTAAAGCAAAGGTTGATAGTGTAAATATTGCTCCTCAACTAGGTACAATTCATACATCTGTACTTAAAGAATTTACACCAGAAGACAAGTGGATTGAATTTAGCAATTATGTATATCAAAAAAACTATTGGCAAAGATGGATAGAACCGGGAGTAACCGATAAAGAGGTTGCTACTATTTTAAGCGGGCACTATTGCTTTAATAGTGAAATATATAGGTCTATTATTAATACTATAGATTATGATTATTTTTTATATAGACTAGATGAGGAAATAATAAAAATATTAAATCATTACGCAACTTTAAATCAAAGTATTGATAGAAGTTCTTATTATGAAAAAATAAAAGATAAAATAAAATTAATGAGGAAGCGAGATCCGTTTATATATAATTAATTATGTATGATATTGTTTTTATAAGTTACCAAGAACCTAATGCAGATGACAACTGGGAAGCACTTAAAAGTAGGTTTCCTATGGCAAAACGTATACATGGTATAAAAGGAATACATCAAGCACACATTGCTGCTGCAAAGAAATGTTTTACTAAAATGTTTTGGATTGTAGACGGTGATGCTGTAATCATGGATGACTTTAATTTTGACTATGAAGTGCCTAGTCACCAACAAGATCATGTACATGTATGGCGTAGTAAAAACCCAGTTAATGACCTAGTATACGGTTATGGGGGAATCAAACTTTTTCCAAGACGTATGACTATACATATGGATACTAGTAAGCCTGATATGACTACAAGTATTACAGATAAATTTAAACCAATGCCGCAGATATCAAATATAACTAAATTTAATACTGGACCATTTGAAACCTGGAAAAGTGCATTTAGAGAATGTTGTAAACTAAGTTCGAAGATAATTGATAGACAAAAATACGACGAAACTAATGATCGTCTTGATATATGGTGTTCTGCTGGCGCAGAACGACTTTTTGGAGATTACGCTTTGCAAGGTGCAATAGCTGGAACTGCCTACGGAAAAGAACATCAAGGCAATACCGATGCTCTTAGAAAAATAAACGACTTTGAATGGCTACTGGAAAAGTTCAATGGAAACATTTGAATTACTAGATAGATTTGAATTATTATACCCAACTAATACTAATCTATCAGATCTCCGTCGCACTTACATAGATTATGATTTAAGCAGTTTGTTTAGATTAACAAACGCAGATGAAGAATTGCGTAAAGCAATTATAGAACAAAATCTACATAGTATTTTTCGAATAGTAGACAATTACGACACTGAAGAAATTCGTAAAGCAGTAATAGAACAAAATTTACACAGTATATTTAGATTAATTAATGATGAGGATCTCCGTAAACTTGTACTAGAAGACAATACATGGAAACTTTGGCCTATACTTGATAGGTATGTTAACACACAATTTACAGCAGCATTTAAAAACTTATTTGTTAACAATACAAAAATTTGTAATGACTGTTTCAGTAGAGGACAACTACAAAGCAAACTGTGGTTAGTAGATGAACTTAAAAATTGCGATGTAGATCTAGGTACAGTTTTTTTATGTGCAGGCTGGTATGCTACTCTTGCTACAATGTTGTTTGAAAGTGACATCAGAGTAGATAAAGTTAGATCTTTTGATATTGATCCTCGTTGTGTACCAATTGCTAAAGTATTTAATAAACCGTGGGTAATGGAAGATTGGAAATTTCAAGCAAGTACACAAGATATAAAAGATATTGACTACAATATACATACATTTATGGTTAACAGAGCAGACGGCTCTGACTGCCAATTAATTGAATCTCCAGATACAATTATAAACACTAGCTGTGAGCATATAGAAAACTTTATAGAATGGTATGATAAAATTCCTAATGGCAAGTTAGTTGTATTACAAAGTAATAATTTTTTCGAAGTAGAAGAACATGTAAATTGTGTAGGAAGTATTGAAGAGTTTTCTGTAAAGGCACCTATGGATAATATTTTATACAGTGGTGAACTTGATTTACCTAAGTATAGGAGGTTTATGTTAATTGGATATAAGTAATCTTACAGTCAGACAACTGCAAACAGAAAGTGCTCGTGCGCTAAGTACAATGCAAGCTACAAATAATAATATTTGGCAGTTTAATAAACAGGCACACCATAACAGCCATAACTGGTACAAAGCAGTTATCGAATGGTATGTAAAAGAATATGGTGGACTTCCGAGCAAAGTAGGTCCAGGTAAAAATGTTAAGTTAGTATCGGAGTAGTAATGGATTTTAAAGACGCTTTATATGACAGAAGAAATATATCATCGTGGTTAGATACCATACCACCAAAAGAAAAAATAGATGAAATAATAAAAATTTTACATGATTGTAGTCCATCTAAACAAAGTGAGGTTAGGTATAATATTGATATTATAGATAACAGTAACTTTGATAAAAGATTACAGATTTACAAAGCGTGTAAAGCAGATACTCACGAATCAAAACCTACAGGAAGATATAATCCTCAGGTATTAGCACCTTGGCTAATATCGTTTTCAGAACAGCGCAGAAATCAAAGTAAACCTAGTAAGTCGGACATATATCTAGACATTGGTATTGCTACTGCTACAATTTCTTATACAGCGTCTGCATTAGGCTTAGATACTGGCTTATGCAGATGTATAACTTACGAAGACCTTGCTAAGGATGTTTTAGGATACAGGCCATTACAGTTTATAGGCATTGGATATAAATCTAGTAGTCAAACATATTATTGTCCGGTATATAAAAAACAAATGCCTAATATTCGACCACATATAAAACCCGATATGAACGAGTATGTGCAATATGTACAACTATAAAGATATTAAATCAATACACCTTGAAGTTACACAGAATTGCCAAGCCAATTGTCCTATGTGTGATAGGAATATGAACGGCAAAGGCATCAACCCACATATAAATTTAGATGAGCTTTCACTAGAAGATTGTAAAAAAATATTTACGCCTTCATTTATTGCACAACTAGACACGATGTACATGTGTGGCAACTTAGGAGATCCTATTGTTGCTAAAGATACATTGGAAATATTCAAATACTTTAGACTACATAATGAAAAAATGTGGCTTAGTATGAATACTAATGCAGGAGCAAAAAATGAAGAATGGTGGAGAGACTTGGCTACGTGCCTTGGTAGAATGGGCGCTGTTATTTTTTCGGTTGACGGTCTCAGTGACACTAACCATATATATCGCCAAGGTGTTGTATGGAGCAATGTAGAACGCAACATGCGAGCGTTTATAGCAGCAGGCGGCAGAGCTCGTTGGGACTTTTTAATCTTTGAACACAATCAACATCAAGTTGAAGAAGCAGAAACACTTGCTACTGCTTGGGGATGTGAAAAGTTTATGAAGAAAAAAACAGGTCGTTTTGTTACACAAGATTCCAAGAAGAAAGATTCACATCAGGCAGTAGATCGCAAAGGTAATAAGTCAGCAGAACTTAAAAAACCAGATCAGAAATATCAAAACAAAGCACTATCTAAACTAGATGTAATAAAAAACAAGTACGGCAGTATGGATGCATATTATGATGCAGCACCGGTAGTTTGTAAGGTTAAAAAAGAAAATAGTTTGTTTATTACAGCCGAAGGGCTGGCGTTACCTTGTTGTTGGACTGCTGGACGCATGTATAAATGGTGGCATAAAGATCCTAAAGTAGAACAGATATGGGACTTTATACCTGATATAAGCGCCCTACAAGCACGGAACGGCCTAGAGGCAGTGTTTGCCACGGGCATATTTGAGCGTATACAGAACAGCTGGGCAAAGCCTAGTTGTGCAGATGGCAAATTAAAAGTATGTGCAATGAAGTGCGGTGCTGAGTTTGATCCATTTGCAGAACAATTTAAATAGGAGTATGTAGTAAATGACCACTGATATTAAAGTAGTTGCTTTACAGACCGCGAGAGCAGGTAGTAAAAGCATTCCTAAGAAAAATTTATTAGAAATAGACGGTCATCCGTTGTTTGCACATAGTATAAATGCAGCAACTAGTAGTAATATAATACAGCATGTATATTGTAGCACAGATGACACTACTATAATGGATTTTAGTAAACAATATAACTTCAATGTTATTAAACGCCCGCCTGAGTTGTGTTTAGATGACTGTAGTCATTTAGAAGCCATTCGCCACGGCGTAAATGAAATTGAAAAGGACTTAGGTAAGCAAGACGTTGTTGTTTTATTATTAGGAAATGTTATCGGAATTGATTCTGCTGCATTAGATGAAGCAATTGAAATGTTGGGCGATAATGATAGTGTAGTAAGCGTAAGCGAGATGAATATGTATAATCCATTTAGAGCACATAAGATTGTCAACGGGTTACTCGAAACTTGGATACCCCAAGACTTGATTCGCAGCGATACAAAAGTTAATGATAAGAACAGTGCCGGTAATATATATTATTGTAATGGTAACTTTTGGGTAATGCGGAGAAATGCATTGTTTGATGACGAGAATAACTTACCGTTTGAATGGCTAGGAAAAAAGATAGTTCCTTATATACAAAATGTTTTTCAAGAGCTAGATGCACCGTGGCAACTTAATTATGTAGAACAGAGTATTAACACCTTTAAAGGTCGAATAAAGTAATGAATATTTGGGAACAAGGTGCTGTACTTGGCTCTAATAACAACGAGTCTAATAAGTTGTACGGGATAAAATACTGGCACAGATTCATAAACACCCATCAATATTACTTTGTAGATTTTAATAAATCAACAAAACCGGCAATGATTCCAATGGGGTATTTTCGAGTAATAGAACAAAGTAAATACTTAACCTATCAAAGTAGTTTTAAATATAATGATACATTTTCTAAATTTAAAAAGTCGTGTCGAAAAATAGATAATGTTTTGACCGAATTTAACTTTAACTTTTTTAAAATTAGACATGATCCTGTATTTAAAGCCAAAGAATTCGGCCAATTTTGTATACTAATAAAAGAAATATATCAATACGGTGCCTTTAATTATCCGTGTTGGAGAGTTAATAAAGATTTTACTATAGCATCACATCCTGGCAATCATTTAAACTTTGTTAGAAGGTATCTAGGATTGCCTCTAAGGGGATTTATTAGTGCATTAAATACTGATACACATTCTCTTGACTTTATTAAATTAAACACTCAAATAATAAAACATATTAAGACTGATAAGGATATTATTGAGATACTAGGAACAGATAATATAGCTGCGTGTATACAAAAATATGGCAACCAGTTAGTGCCTTCGTTGTATCCATCTGTGCCTCGACCTTTTTGGTCAGGTTATGATAAAAATGGAAACACTGATTGGCCCTGGGACGATGCTCGTAACTTTTATGATTATTTAGATTCTACCAGCTATATAAGTATTATTGATGAAATAATAAATTCTAGCAACTTTACAAAAACAATAGCACAGTATGCAACTGTTTATAACAACTTTGATAACGATACGTTGTTAGTAAATAATTTTATAGCATTTTTACTAACTGAGCAACCCAAAGATTCAAACTTTAAGCTAAACAAGCAATAAGTAACTATATGACAGATAGCACAAACCTTCCTTCGGAAACATTTTGTTTATTGCCCTGGGTACATCTTAGTACAAGGCCAGACGGTAGTATGCGAGTATGCTGCACAGCTAATGCAAGTAGTGTAGGTCCTACAAATGACAAAGAACATGGCGGACAAGTAGGCATTCTTAAAGATGACGAAGGCCGCCCTAACAATCTAAATGTAAGTGATTTTCAAACTGCTTGGAATAGCACCTACATGAAAAATGTTCGTAAGCAAATGCTCAACGGTGAAAAGCCACCTAGTTGTTTAAAATGCTACAAAGAAGAAGCAGCAGGACATAGAAGCAAGCGTATGTGGGAAACACGATACTGGGCACAACGAGTCGATGTTGATAAGATTTTAGAACAGACAAATGAAGATGGCAGCGTACCGCCCAACTTAGCATACATTGATTTACGGTTTGGTACAAAGTGCCAACTAGCATGTGTAATGTGTAGCCCACATGATAGTTCAGGTTGGATCAAAGACTATAAAGCAATATTTCCTGCTGTAAAAAATGAAAGTCTCAAAGAGATAATGCAATGGGATAACAAAGGCAGCACTAATGGTAGTAGTTATAATTGGCACAAACAAAATCCTGTGTTTTGGGATCAGTTTTATGAGCAAATGCCAAGTATGCAACAGATTTATTTTGCAGGCGGCGAAAGTCTTATTATCGAAGAACACTATGAAATACTTGAACATGCAATTAAAATGGGCTATGCAAAAGATCTTGAACTACGTTACAATTCAAATGGAGTTGAATGGAGAGAGGATTTATTTGATCTATGGAAAGAATTTAAATTAGTACGTTTTCATTATTCAATTGATAGTATCAAAGAAATGAACGACTATATCCGCTATCCTAGCAAATGGTCACGACAAGAAGAAGTATTCCGTATATTAGATACGCAAACAAGTAACAATGTAGAAGTTACTATTGCATGTGCTGTGCAAGCACTTAACGTATATTACTTGCCAGACTTTATTCAATGGAAACTAGAACAAAAGTTTAAGAAGATTAATATGTGGCCATTTGGTGCAGGCGGTATTAGTCAGCATTTTGTATATTGGCCTGCACACCTAAATGTAAAAGTATTACCTAAATGGTTCAAAGAAGAATGTAGAGCAAAATACGAAGCCTGGTATCCTTGGTGGGAAGATAACTGGGAGTTAGGTATTCCTAGCTGGCATAAGGGTAAAGTTACAAAAGAAGATTTTATTCAAGCCGATTATGGAATAAAACGTCTTAACGGCATTCTTAGCTTTATGGAAAGTGAAGATTGGAGCCAACGCTTACCCGAAATGAAAGAGTTTTTAGGCTTATGTGACAAACAACGTGGAATTACTTTTGAAGAAACGTTTCCTGAAATGAAAGGTATATTTAATGAAAGCAAAGATTAATACAGCAGATGATATTGCAAATCATAAAAAGTATAAATTAGAGTATGAGAATCACATGTGTGATCTAAAAGATCCTAGCGTTCAGCAAAATATTTCAGAAAATTTTCAAAAAGCAGAAGTGTTTGAAGAGGCATTTACTGAAGAAGAAATTACTTGGATGTACGGCTATGCATTTAGTCGATGTGATAAAGTGCGGCATAATGAGAACGGTACAATGTTTGTTAGCGGCAATATACAAGGCGTGTACGAAAAGTTTGCAGATAGAATAAATCAAATGATTCCTGGTGCAGAAAACTCTCCTGTAGTCGGCGGAAACTTTTTTATTACACCCAGTCAGTATGGATTGCACAATGACAGCACAAGAGAAACAGACTGGCGAAATACTTTAGATAAAACTCCTTACAATAGTGAAAGACGTAAATATGTGCCATGGCGTAATATCATTATTCCATTATTTACTGCACCGAGCAATATCGAAAGTCATATGATTGCTTTTGCTCAACGCCATGTGGATTATGCTCATGTATACCATCATGGTAAAAAGCCTGAGCAGATTGTTGCTACTACCTATCCTATAGTCGATAACTACAGTAATATTGATTTTCATTTATTAGACGGTAGTGTACAAGATAGATCTAAGAACTTGATAAAGTATGATACTAATCACTACGATGAGTATTTGTATTATACTCCGTATCGTAGATTAACAGGGCTAACGCCGGAACTTACTTGCGAATGGAAGCCACGTGCTCCTATTGCTTTTGATGCTGTACAACTACATGCAACAAACAAAGGACGTAAAGATGATCGTCATTGGATAACTAAAATGGGGGTATTGCTAACTTTCTTGAGAGAAATATAATGAAACAGTTGGAGAACATATAAATGTCTGATACTTTGTGCCCTGCACCTTGGGAACATCATTGTATAAACACTAATGGTCGTAACAGGCTTTGTTGTAATGCTGTAACGAGTGAAACAAAATTCCTTGATGGGTTTGAAGACTATTGGACAAGTAAAGAAGTACAAGATGTACGAGATCAGATGATCAAAGGCGAGCGTCCTGATGCCTGTGTAAGTTGTTGGAAAAAGGAAGACGCAGGTATTAAAAGCCTGCGGCAAGGAATGGCAGCAGCATTACAATCTAGAGGAGGAGAGTGGGAAAAATTTACAAGTAATTTAGACTATGTGCCTAAATATCCTATACACCTTGATTTAAAGTTAGGCAATTATTGTAATCTTTCTTGTAGAATGTGTAGTAGTTATAGTAGTAGTTCATATGCAACAGAATTTCAGCGTATTTTAAAAGATACTGGTATTGATTTAGGTATTAACGATTACGAAAAATATAACAAACAATCTAAATGGTATAACGATCCAAAGTTTGTGAATACTATAAAATCAATGATTGATAACGGATTAAGGCATTTAAAATTTACAGGCGGCGAACCTTTGATGGTTCCGTCTGTTAAAAAACTTTTAGATTATTGTATTGAAAAAAATAAAGCTAAAGATATCGAACTTGTTTTAATTACAAACGGAACATTATTGAATCAATCTTGGATTGACTTATTTTCTCATTTTTCCGATATTTCAATCATTTTTAGTATAGACGGAACTAAAGATATTTTTGAATATATTAGACATCCAGCTAAATGGCACGTAATAATTGATAAACTAAATTTGTTAAAAAGTAACAATGATAACAAATTCTCTTCATTTATTGCATTTACATATCAAATTTATAATATACTTGAAACTAAAAATATGATAGAATTAGCAAGAAAATACAATGCTAAACTTTCGGCTATTATATTAGATACACCAGACTATCTTGATGTTAGTTATGCCCCAGAAAAACTTAAACAACACGCAATTAATGTCATTGAAAATATCACACCTCAAAACAAAACGGAAAAAACTTTTTTGCGTGATTGTAAAAATGCTATAGTTAGAAACACGTATGATTGTGGAAAGAGCAAATATATGATAGAAGTTAGTAAATTAAAAGATGAATATAAAAAACAAAATTTTGATTTGACAGAAATAGCAAAATATTATGGTTAAATGTTTTGCAACCTCAAATAGTATTACTATTAACGCAGTTGGTACTGTTAGTCCTTGCTGTAAGTACCGTAGTAATTTTGGCCTTCTATCTTCTTATGAAAATTTTTCTGATATAAATTTTGATACGCTGGCTACACGCTTAGAGAAAGGATGGGTTCCAGATTGTAAGTCCTGTGCATTTGACGAACAAAATAAGGTGATAAGTCGTCGGCAGCGATATCATGAAAGATTCACTAATGAGGATTTTTTATTAGATTTAAGTTTAGGCAACTATTGTAACTTAAAATGTAGAATGTGTAATCATTATAGTAGTACAAGCTGGTTTACTGATAGCATTGCCTTAGGCATACCTAAACATAAATTAATAAGTTTCCAATTAAATAAACAGCAGATCGATTCATTAATTGAGTTTTTGTCTACACTCGACAAACGTATTACAATTGAACTTAAAGGTGGAGAGCCTTTGATGCACAAAAATTCTAAATACTTTTTTCAACAATTAAAAGATTTATCTAAAACAAAAACAATTAAAATCGAGTGTATTACAAATGGTACATTATTTCCAGATTGGTTTGAAGATGCTATTGCTAACATCGATGTTGATTTAAAAATAAGTATTGACGGATTGTATAATGTATACGAATATATTCGAGGAGGTGTTACACAGTCTTGGAATTTGTGTTTAGAAAAAATAGAGAAATTTAGAAAATTGCCAAATATAAAATTATCTTATAATTATGTTATTCAGAATACAACAGTACATCATGTACTAGAATTTACAAAATTGTTTGACGAAAGCACAAACTGGATAGTGCTTAACAATCCAGCATTTATGGCAGTTAACATTATGCCTGAATCTAGTAAGCAAAGTATCATAAATCAATTGAGTTTACTAAATGATAATAAAATCAATAGTGTAATTAATTTAATGAAGACTCCAGTTGATCCTATATTGTATGAACAGTTCATAATATATAGTGCTAAACTAGATAAATTAAGAAATCAAGATTTAAAAACAGTGCTTCCGCATTTATTCGATAACACAGGAATTAAAATTTATGACTCAGTCTAAAACATTTTGTGTATTACCTTGGATGCACCTAGCAACAAATGCAAGTGGCAATCTACGTGTATGCTGTAACAGTACACCTGGTAAGAACTTTGTTACTAAAGAAGACGGAAAACCGTATAAACTTAATAGAGACAACCTTGAAGAAGCATGGAATAGTGATGTATATTTAACTATTAGAAAACAAATGCTCAGTGGCGAAAGACCTGACATGTGTGTTAGATGTTTTAGAGAAGAAGACGTTGGCATTAAAAGTGCTAGGCAAAGTTGGAATTCAAAATGGCAAGAAGACAAAGAGTATACAGAGGATGCACTTTTTGATATAAAGTATGTTGATTTACGATTAGGTAATTTGTGTAATTTAAAATGCCGTATGTGTAATCCTTATGCAAGTAACATGTGGGTAAAAGAATGGCATCTAGTAAATAACGCACTAGCTCCTGCAGAGTATGAACGTCTAAGTAAAATGAATTGGCCTGAGGATAAAAAAACTTGGGAAAACTTATTCAGCATTGCACATACTGTTGGCGAAATATACTTGACTGGTGGCGAACCGACAGTTATTAAAGAACAAAAAAAATTATTAGATTATTTTATTGATAACAATACTGCAAAAGATATACGCTTGAAGTATAATACTAACTTAGTCTTATTACCAGAATGGTTAATCGAACGCTGGAGTCATTTTAAAAGAGTGCAACTTAATTGTTCAATAGATGCAACAGATAAATTAGATACATATATTCGCCACCCTAGTAAATGGGAAAAAATTGTAAAGAATTTTGAAGATATCAGACGACTTCCTAATGCAGGGATAGAAATACATTGTACAGTACAGATGTATAATATTCTAAGATTACCTGAACTAATAGACTGGGCTGCCCCGTATGGACATAGAATATACTTTAACATTCTCAATCATCCGGAAGAATTAAACATTAGAGTATTGCCTGCTCATCTAAAAGATCAAGCAGCGGCGCAGTTGCAATCTTACTTGCATCTAGATAAAGTGCAAGGTATTATTGATTATATGTATGCTGAGGACTGGAACGCTAAGTACGATAAATTTTTGTCGTATACTGCTGCACTAGACGCTAGTAGAGATGAAAACTTGTCTGAATTAATACCGGAGTTTGCCTAATGCTATACATCTTGACAAAATAATCAAAGGCATGTATAATAAACTATGACTGAAGATCTAAAATGGAGCAACTATGACTTTTCAAAAATTCCTTTCGAGGACATTGTCTCAGTTGGGCAACGTACTTTGCTTTATCGTGATCTATTTACTGTATCCTGGCTCTTGGGAAGATTCTGTAACTACAGATGTTCCTACTGCTGGCCCTACGCAAGATCGGATAGAAAAGATCATAGACCAACTGATCTATGTCTCAAAACAATCG